TCTTTACCGCCTAGGCTAGCAATTAGTTCGCCCTTAGCGGTAGCCGTAACCATTACAAACTTACCAAAATACTCACGGGTATATGCGTTCAATACGTCTTCAGGGGTACGCTTACTGCCATGAATAATGCCACGAGCGCTATATACCATCAGGCGCAATACATCAATAATTGGACCCTTGGGGATGTCGATTAAGTTAGCGTGGTCTTTGCCAAGCAGTTGTAGCACGGTGACAATACAGGCATTACCCGCAGTCCAGTAGCGCTCATCTGCGTTGGCTTCAAACTCAACTTTCAAGCGTTCTTGGTTTTCTTTGACTAGTTTCTTAGCTACGTCATGGTTCTTTACCAACCAACGAATTAATTCCTGACCAATGACACCAAAGTTTTCTTTCAATAAGCCAAGGGTGGATTCTTCTTCGGGAGACCATTTCAGCTTCTTACTCAGTTGCAACTCAAGCAGACGGAACATTTCACCTTGAGACGCATGCTTACGAGCACCTGACAGGAAGTCCATAACGTGTGTATTGGACGAGAGCAGAACCAATAACTTCCATGTCGAGGTGTTAATGCGTTCCTCGTTGGTGCCCTGCTTCATCCTGTCTTTGCCCTTACCCTGCGTTAAATCAAGCAGGAACTCAGGCAACCACTCAAAGTCCTCACGGCTCTTACTAGTGGTCTCGTCAATAATAAACGGCAAACTGTTAAGTAAACCCTGTCTCTGTTGTGATGCAACAATAGATGTACTCTGTGTTACACGATAGCCTTCGGGGTGTCCAAAGAAACTAGCCGCTAACTCAAGTGACAACGACTTACCTGTGCCTGACTCAGACGAACCTAGGTGATATACACAGCCGTTGAACTTGGTAAAGTTCATGAGCAACGATGCCGGTCCAACCAAAGCCATTGCCAACACCTGCCACTCTTGGCGAGCAATCAGCATATTGAAGACCTTGCGCCAGTTGTCTAGAGTGCCGGTCGGTTTGGTCGAGTAGTTGATGTTATCAAGCGCAGGAGTGGGTACATACACTTCCCTGCCATCAGGATAAAACACATGGCTGTTGTATACAAACGACTTTTCATCCTGCCAACCGCAGTTATTCGGTACTTTAATAGCACGTTTATTAGCACTAACAAACTCCACGCAACCCCGCACGTATTCAAACAAGTTCTTGTCGTTACCTGAACCGTATGCTGCAATGATGTTTTGATTGGCTAGCGCCTTGACTGTCTCGTCTTTACTGACAATGGATTTCTGTGCAATCAGTACATCAATTACACCTTCCGGTCTACACGCCATGAGATGCACCAAGTGATCGCCGTTGCTATTAAGAATGTCAACCGCAAACAAGTCGTAAGGCAAAAGCATAATCTGCTTACGTGATTTCTTGCCGTCTTCGTCATCTAATAACCTATCCATGAAAATACCGCCATTAGCCCCATAGCTATACCCCTTGGGTGGGGTTGGGCGGGTAACTGTTTTTTGTAGTGCTTCTGGCGTGGAGTTTTCTGTCTCTATTACAACTTGTTTTGGAGCGTTATCAACCTTGATTTCCCGCCCCAAGGCTAGTGGGTTGGTAATTTTGCCTTTATGTGGGCACTTATCGCATACGCCTGGATTGGTCTCATCTAGTTTGATGCAGGCATAAGGACCTTTAATTGCTCGCCATTTGCTGTTGTGGCGATCTGCATCGTAAGGGTGTAACGCAGATAACACCAAGCCTTCTTCAACCCCGTCATCACAGAATTTAGCTATGCTGAGGATGCCTCGCCACAAGGGCTCCATGCCATCCTTACTAGCGTTTTCACGATAGTAGTTAATCTGCCCACACTTATTGCCAATAGTTTTAAAGTATGTAACGCTATTTTCTATTAGCTTAACGCTATTGGCTGTTGGGGCGGCTTTGGGGCGTTTTCCGGGGATCTGCAATGGCGGTACTGCTTCGTATGCCTCTTTGCCAATCGTTTCTTTAAGATGGGTTGCTAGGGTTTCAAAGTCAAAAATATCACCCTCTGCCTTAAGGATTACTTTGCGTGGTTTCTCTTGCTTATAGTTGTGCGTGTCAGGTACACGAAGCACCCTAGCCGCATCGCCTGTAACGGAAGCGTCGATATTAAAACCTAGCTTCTTGCACAGTCTCTTTAAGTTCTCTGCAACAGGTTTCCAAGTGGCAATATCTACTTCTTCAGCAAACGGGAAATATACATGCAACCCACCACCACTTGTTACCACCCAAGGCGAGCCTAGATCAGTCAAGTTAGTGTCGGTTAAGAACTTAGCTAGTGCATTAACAGCGTCTACTTTTTTCTCGTAGTCCTTGCCTGCTCCACAATCAATATCTAAGAACAAGCATTTCATTTTTACTGCGTGTTCAGCCTTGCGTTCGTTAGCCCCAAACGTAGCTAATGCAAAGAAAGCGTTGTAGCCTTTTGCATCAAACGCCATGGCGGCGTCGTACAACTCGTTTATGGAGTCAACAAAAACATGCTCTCTTTTTGCTGTGCTTATCTCAACGGTGCAGTATTTACCCGAAGTCGGTAGCACAGTCGCTAGGAATTCCTGCGACGTCATGTGAAACCTTTCGAGTTAATAAATGCCGTTGTTTATCTTATTTTCTAAACGCTTAATTACTTCAAGTTGCCACGTCTTTGGCAGTCGATCTTCATGCGCTAAACGACTAGCGTATTCAACCAGTTCACGATCAGTATAGGCGGTGGGGGTTACTGGGGGTTGGTTTAAGCTTTGTTGCATTTTCTCATCGCCTCTTCTGCTGTGTTGCTAGATTGTAAAATGTTCAACAAGGACTGAACCCGCATGCGGTAAGCAGGCGTTACATCCGTTCCGCTAAACCAGTTATACACAGTTTGTCTTGTTGCACCTGTAAATTTTGCTACGTGTATTACGGGAAAATCTAAATGCACCGCCCAACGACCAAGCTGATTGCCAAGCGTCTTCGGTGCCACTTTTATACTTTGTTTTATTGTGTCTGAATAAGCCATGTTGTTCTCGTTTGATGGGGGGCTAAGCCCCCCTTTACTTATTAGTCATCCCACTCGTCAACAGTTGCGGCTAAGTTACTAGCTTTCTTCTGTGGGACTGCGCTTGCTTTTACCGCAGGCTTGCGCTTTTCAGGCTCATCTACATCATCATCTGTTTCTACTTCAACTGATGCAACTTTGGCTTTAGCAGTTGGCTTTGACCCTTCAAGTTGCAACGGCTTGTCGGTTGTTGTTTTTGCTACCGTCATGGTGACGGCTTGCTTAGCGCTTGCAGACTGACCCTTCTTGGCAACAATCTCAAACTCGTCGTCTTCTAACCAACGAACAGGTTGAAAGAACAACTTGGGTACTGCGGCTTTGGTATCAAAACGCAAGCGGGTTACAAGTGTCTCAGGGCTAATATTCTGAGCCGCAAGGTATCTTGCATAGGCTTGCAACGGACGCTTATCGCCTTCTTCTTTACCAAAAATTGACGTAGCGGCTAGGGTTAACTGCATTACATCACCACTAATGTCGTTGGCAAGAACTACTGCAAGACGTTGTGAAAAACGGCAAGCCTTGGACTCGCCCTGACCTGAACCCTTAACATTCATTGGGCATGAGGCACAATCACTAGCCTGCGGATTATCCGCCGTTGCATCAGGTTTATCACCATTAGCAGACCAACAATCAGGCGCTTTGGATACACCTTCTTCATACGTACCCTCATAATAGGTACGGCTGATTTTAGATGCCGCATTAACAATAACTACATCGAGATGACGATCGTCAATCGACGTAATCTCTTTACCATCTGCCATCAAACGGAATACACCGCCCTTGATAGAGATACGTTTTCCACCGCCACCTACTCCGCCACCTGCAAGGCTCTTGGCTAGTGTTGATAATTCGCCTTTGCGAGCAAAAGCGGGGGTTTGTGCAAGATTAAATTTGGCAATTTCGCCCATGGTACTTTCCTTCATTTAGTTGGTTTACGAACTGTTACTGCATACTCAGACATCGAGTTAAGCCCAGCAGGTACTACACCGGGGTTTTCTTCTAAAAACATAGACATGTTCTTCTGCGCTATGCGCTTCTCAAACAAATCTAATGCGTCGTGCTGTACAACAAACTGCTTGAATGAATCCCAGTCGTCTGTGTAGTAGCGCGTCTTCTGTGACAAGATGATGGTGCCTTCAACAGTTCTTACTGAGTTGGTACCAAGCGCCATCATCTGATCCTTCATAGCGTTTTTGATCTCATCTTGTTTTGCTTTAAGTTCTTCGATCTGACTTTCATATTCTTTTGTCAGTTCTTGAACCTTTGTATACATCTTACGATATACACGTGCTAGTTTATCTAGCGGTATTACTTCTTCGTTTGGCATTTATATGCTCCTTTGTATAATATTTTACAACTAAAAAGACAGGTGTTCAACCTGATATAGGGTTTTTCCTAGGAACTTATTTCCTCCCTATACAGGTTTAGCAAGAGATCATGCCCTTCAACACGTTTCTCTAGGCGATCAAACATCCGCTTTTCTATTTCACTACCTTGTAAGTGTATCACCGTTACATTTGTAGAAGTTTGCCCAATACGATCTGCACGAGCAATACATTGCAAGTACGTCTCCACAGACATAACAGGTCCGTAGAATACTACTGTATCAGCCGCAGTTAATGTTACACCATGTGATGCAGCTTGCGGTTGAATTACTAAAACTCTTGGCGCATCAGTAGTTTGAAAGCGTTTGAATATGTCAGTACGCTTATTAACACTTACGTCACCATGTATAACTTCTGATGCAATGTTATTTTTTAGCAAGTGATTGTGTATTGTTTCAATGCTGTGCCTAAATGGTGCAAAGATAATAACCTTACGGCTCGTCTCTTCTAGCACCTCAAGTAGCACGTTCAAGCGAGGCGCACAATCAAACTCCACAACTTCTTTCTCATCGGTGTAAGCGGCTCCTGCACTTATCTGCAACAGCTTGCTAACACCTGCGGCGGCATTTACTGCGGTGATTGTTTCTCCTGCCGTCTGTACTAGCATGCGGTCTTTTAACATGCGGTAGTACTTAACTTGCTGTGCAGTAAGGGGTATGTCACGTGTTTCAGTAAGCACAGGCGGTAGGTCAGTACATTCTTCTTTTGTATAACGTATTGCAGGCTGTAAGGAGTTGTAAACGTCTTGCTGAGCAGAGGGTTTTGGTACCCACTTAAACTTGCTGACCTTGTGCATAACCTTGTCTTGCCATGCTGTAAGGAACTTGGGTACGCCGTTAGGGTTTACTAACTTAGCCAAGCCGTAGGCATCGACCGGCGACTGTGATGCAGGGGTACCCGTCATCATCCAAAGCATAGTGTCAGGCTTAAGTATTCTGTTTAGCGACTTCCATCGTTTGGTTGTCGGGTTCTTGTATGCGTTTGCTTCATCGACAATCACAAGATCAAATCGCCCATCGTTGACAATTTCATCAACAATTAAATTCAAGCCATCGTAGTTCACCACAACAAACTCGTAGTCACCTTGAACCATCTCAATGCGTCGTGATGCTTGTGTGTGATGCGCCGCTACTACCGAGCGATGAATAATACTTTTACCAATACTACTTATCCATGCGTCGTGCATGATGGATAGTGGGCATAGAACTAAGCATCTGCGTACTTGCTTTAGCTTCATCAAATAATCAGCCGCCCATAATGCAGAAAATGTTTTGC